TTATATACAGCTCTATAATGTTGGTCGCTGTCAAAACTGACACGGAAGTCAGACGCCCATTCATTGAATCTTTCCTGTAATGGAAAATCAGGATGGAATGCGTTTACAGCTGCTAAACAAAGCAATAATGCGAACATATTATATACTATTGAATGACCACCTTTTTATATTGTTTGGTTAGAACAATTCTGACGTAAACAATACAAAATCTATCTCTCGCCAATATATAAGAAACAATGGAACCACCCATATCCCAAATATATCGAGTAATTGAAAAAGGACATACCCAATTGGAATCCGGCGAATATCAAGAAACCATCCAACGCGTTTTTGTCTTCCTTGGAGATTACCCACAAAATGAAGATATTGAGAAAATCGTGTTTGACGGTTTAGACATAGACAATACGCAAATCGTATACATTCCTAAATTTATACATGATGACGATACAATTGAGATTGTGAAAGCCAAGTTAAACAAACATATGTATGAAGAACACTTGTTAACCAGTGAATTGTACTTGTTCTCTCTACATAAGGACAGTATTCCACTCGATTTCATGTACAATGCAATGACGAAGCATACCATAAGTATTTCATTACACGATATGAAACAACTTGTAGCTAATTGGAGTCCAAATGATTTTACAAAAAATGCGTATAACTACCTTATCAATAACGTCAAAGAAGAATACTTTTTGGAAGATTTAATTGAGATGTTTAATGGCTACGAATACACCCCTTATTACTACAAACCGATTGGATTAGAGTTCACAAACCATTATGAACACCTCTTTCCAGGCAATCCATATCTTACCTTGGATAGTGTAAAACCGTTCGCCCCTACAAACACCAACCAGCTATATTCATATGACACTTCTTTACTATTCACTTATGGCCCCTTTAACCATTTTGAATACACGCAAAATACGAACTTTATGTGTAAAACGATTTATGTTTGTAATGCAAATGATGTGCTGAAAAAATACCGCACCGATGGACTTCTTACTGATTTGAATCAAAATAGTATTATTAACTTGTACTTTCCTTTATTGAAAGACCAACAGATTTATAACCTTGATTTGTTATACGAAAAAAGAGATGAACTGAAAGAAGCGTTTATTGACAACAGACAGTCCTTGCTCGTGAAACAGATGTCCATTTCCGACGGACTCTATCGCAAATATAATAATACTTTCTTGATGGAGAAAAACAAAGTTAAATTACTCGAACACGGCATTACTCGCTTCCATTTTGAAATCAAGTCGGAGTATTCTAAGAGGATTCCTTTGGACAATATTTTTAAACAAATACACGCGAATGAACAATTGATTATGGTAAAGTATAACCCGGATTACCGTAAGGAAAGTATGTATCGCTTGTATACTGACAAATTATCCGATAATGGGCGGTCTATTCCTTATTTGAAGAAATCCGATATTTTTAAATACGCCAAGGAGATGATTACACGTAAGGGAATCGGTTTTGTTTATAAATATACATGGAACAATGAATCACACACATTATTTATTGAATTAGAAGAAACTGGAACAATTGTCTTGTATGGGGAACTTTCTATTCAGTATAATGAACTCATCTACCAATTACCTGTTATCTTTAATGAGTTTATGACTCCTTACAAGGGTATGTTATCCGGGGTAGGCTTCACCGTCCCTGTATTGGAATCATTATATGATGAGAAAGTGGAATGCAAACATATTGATTATTTTTGGAAATTCCAGAAAAAGAACACTCCACAATTTACACAACTTAATGGTTGTATTTATAGTTTATTTGACCAAGTGAAAATGATGAAGAAATCTTTTCAATGGAAATACAAAAAAGTTTCCAATTATGTTCCTATGGACGGTATCACTTCATTAATCAATGAGCTACTACAACAAACGAATGATAGCAATATTGTTATCAATGAGCTAATGATTCAATATGAATTAAATGAAGAAAAAGCAAAAGAAGAATATTCACGTTATTTGTCTGAACGTGAATTGCGAACAGGTTCTGTTAAAACCATCGAACATCCCGGTTTCCCAACATTGATTGAAATCGATGAGATTGAAAATGCTGTCATTGTGAACGTTCAGAATATTCATCACATCTCTTATTTACACGCATTGAATGTATATATTTGTAGTTTAATGGAGGTTTCTCAAAATTCGAGTCATAACGACCATCGCGAATTATTAAATATATGCACCCCCTTCAAGAAAAAAGAGGTCGAGGAAATGAATAAAACCATTATTACAAATGCGAATGTTGTTAATATCATTGAAGAAGATGATGATGAAGATGATGATGAAGATGATGATGAAGATGGATTATTATTTAGTGATGAAGATGAAGAATCCGAAGAAGAAGAAGATGAAGAATCCGAAGAAGAGGAAGAAGAGGAAGATGAAGAGGAAGAAAAAGAAAAAACAATAGAAGGTGGTGCCAGTAAAATGAAAAAGAAATCTGTATCCAAACAAAGCAAACAAAAAAATACTGGTGTTATTAACAAGCAAGAGATTAAGAAAAACATTATTAAAATGAATACGAACCGCAGAGAACGGTTTGACCCGTCATTGTACTTAAAAAAGGATGACGGTGCATTCAAGGCTTATTCCCGTTCGTGTCCTTCTGTTGATGGAAGACATCCCATCATTTTAACCGATAGTGAAAAACAAGAAATAGATAAGAATTATCGAGACGCATATAGCTACGCCCTTAGATATGGGTCTGACCCCAAGAAGAAATATTGGTATATGTGTCCAAAGTACTGGTGTATTAAAACAAACACTCCTATGACAAAGGAACAAATTGAAAACGGCGAATGCAGAGATGATGATGGAAACGATAACGCTGTTGAATTATACAACAAAAAAGACCAAGTTCCAGGATTCTTGAAAAAAGGAACACACCCGGATAAGTGCGTTCCTTGTTGTTTTGATGAATGGAACAAAGCGAACAATATTAAACGTCGCGAAGAATGTAATACCGTTCAAGATGATGTAGATATTCCTAGCACTAATGATACGGAAGTCGATTCGAGCAAAAAAGCTCAATATGAAACAACCAAGATTGTTGCTAATATTTTAGGATTCGAAAAATTCCCATTGGAGGAAGACCGTAGTGGGCTGTTGCCAAATAGTATTCGAATGTTATTCAACCTTGATTATACAAACAAATTACAAAAGAAAAATACCACATTATTATTACCAAATACATACGCCTTACTGCGTTATGGTGTTGAACTAAGCAGCAACCAGTCCTTTTTGGCGTGTATGGCAAGCATTCATCAATTCATAACAAATGTAGATACAAAACTCACTTTACAGCAGTTCCGTCAGCAAATCTCTGACAACATTCAAAAAGACGACTTTATCAAATATCAGAACGGAAATTTGATTTCTGCTTTCCGTGTTGATAACGATGACGCCAAAGACGAAGCCAAAAGTGGGGAAGATTCCTACAAGAAAACAGTTGAAAACTCCCTTCAAAACTTCAAACAATATATTTCTGACGAGGATTCTTTTATTGACCATACGTATTTATGGGAATTCTTTACCAAGAAAAAGGATGCATCCGAGAGACACCATTTGTTTCCAAATGGGATGAATTTGGTTATTTTTGAATTGAAACATTATGATATTACCGACAATGTAGATATTATATGTCCTTCATCTACCACCGATACTTTATTTGATGCTTCAAAACCCACATTCTTCGTTATAAAACAAGGGAATTATTATGAACCTATTTATTTACAACAACACAAGAATAAAAAGAATATTATTAAACAATCTCATTTCTTCCTTAACGAACAAGCAACCTTTGATGAAACACTACAAAAAGAAGTTCAAAACGTTATTTTATTATTGGAAGAAATCCAAGCCCAAGAAGACAACATATGTCGGTCTTTACCCTCTATCAAAGAATACAAATATAAGAACAACCTTTATGCGGCAACATTGGCGTCCAAATTAGCAACTACGGATTATGGAACTATTAAAAAGCAAATTACCAACTTTCAAGGTAAGACGATTGCACTGCTTATTAATAAAAATGATGACGGAAACTCTTACTACCTTCCTTGTGCACCTTCTTATCAATTACCAGACATTGAAGTGTTATTCATAGAATCCTTAGATGAGCAATATATCCATTCTTATGAAATTACTATGGAGTATTTGAACGATTTGAAACGCAGCGACCCTACTATTCTATGTAAGCCAATGTTGAAAATGGTACAAGAAAATATGGTTATCGGTATCATTGTTGAAACCAACCAAGTGATATTGGTAACACCAGAAGGAACCGACAGTGTAGAGGATAAAGAAGGGTCTCAACCACTTGAAATATATACGCCTTTGAATGTAAAACAACAAACAGACTTTGTAGAAGTAGAAACGCAATCTTCTATTCACAATCACGAACAAACAAAAGAGACCATCATTTCGAAAATGCAATTAGAAGATTTCTTCTACAAGAGCTTTCGTAATATTTGTCGGAACAAGTTAGCTGACTACAAACACATTAATGTCTTGAAATCGATTAAACAGCATATCAATAACCCCAATTTATATTATCACTTGAAACTGTCTTATGTGACCAAATTACTACAAGATTTACTTACTCCATTTGTGGATTTCACATTGGAACTGGATGAGAATAGCTACAAAATGCTTTCTGAAACACAAAAGATACATTGCAATGAAAATACCACCGACCAGGCATATTGTACTATGGATAATGATATTGTAAAACTCCTTATTCCTAATAAGAACCTAGTTAACGGAGAGCAAGGCGAATTCCCAAACAATGAAACCTTTTATTATACCAAGCTCGCAGATGAATTGATACGTAACAAACGTATTCGTATGTATATGATACACCCACGAGAATACTCCTTTAATGATGTTGTTGATTATGAAATTAACAAAGATGAATTGTTCTTATTACAATCCAACATGAACAAAGAATACTTCGAGAGTCTTGTTCCTATTCACGAAAATCCCAATAAATACGTTAAAAATACACAATATGACAGCGTACAACCAAATATGATACAAGTTCCTCGAAAAGAACCTGTTGAATTTTTCAAAGTAAATGAAAAGCGACGAGCAAACATAGAGTTATAAGAAAATACACCGAGTAAAAATAATGTAAGCATATTGTTTGAATAGCAATAATATGCTTTTGGTTTCATTGGTTGTTCACAACCCTCCGTTTCAATAACCGCGCGGTTCTATCGTCGTGTTCTCGATTTTCTGCATCCCGAATATCAGAACACGTTAAGTCAATCAGTATGTAGTTATAGTCTATCATTGAATCAATAAGGTCGTTGCTGGATTTTGTGAATTCACCATTTGCATCCGTGTATAGCCTGCCTTGTTCTACCAATCTATTTATTGCTGTATTCACTATTTTGTAGTCGACTTTATGCAATAACTTTGATAATAATATTTCATAATTTCGTGGGGTTTTTGTATGACGAATGTTAGAAAGACCAAACACTTCCTCCGTTATATTTTCATAGTCTATATTATTGTATTCATCCGATACAAATAACTCAATACTGAAATCAGTTGATGTCTGTACCTCATCGCTGTTAAAACTAT